TGAGATCGGCCACCGAGCCTTTCCTGATCGGAACCATCGGGGAGCCGGTCTACCGCTCGAAGTCCATCCGCAACCTTATCGAGAGCGAGCGGCGCGAGCATAGCCGCAAGCCGCCCGAGGCGCGGCAGATGATCGACGAGCTGCTGCCCGACGTCTTCGCTTGCGAGCTGTTCGCGCGCGAGCCGTGGCCTGGCCGGGATGTGTGGGGCCTTGAAGCCGGGCGCTTCGCGCAAGCGGAGGCGTCATGATCATGGCGCGTGCCGGTGATGCAGGCTCAATCGTCACCACGAGAGTCGAGTGGTGGCACAAATATCTGGGTCGCGCCTGCGCGAGGCTGGGTCTTCCCGTTGCATGTCGCCAGAAATACCAGCGTGAAGGTGATGACGGACAAAAACCAAAGAACCCAGATCATGCCGTTGCCTTGCTGTCCACCAAGATAGACGCGCTCCAGCTCCAGCCCGGCCAGCGGGGTCAATACGATAATAGGCAGCACCGTGATGAGCTGAGCAAGCGAACCGAAAAATGTCGCCCCGACATCCTGCAGCAGCGCATGGCAGTGCGGACAGGTCATCGCGGTCGACGAAACCCTTCCATGACACTCCGAACATATCAGATTGTTGCTCATTCAATTGCCTCCCCAGGTTTCCCGAGCTTCCAGCGTAATTTCCGGGGCGCATCAGGGCAAGCGGAGGCGTCATGATCATGGCACACGCCAGTGGCCCCTCGATCCTGCCGCTGCTCGTCTGGCGCGAGCAGGACGAGATCGGGCGGATCCAGATCCTGCGCGAGGCTCTATGCGAGCGCATCGATACGTTGCGCCCGCATAGCCATCGGCGGATCGAGCTACAGGCGCAACTGCGGGAGCTGACCGTGCGCCAGCTCGAGCTTGAGCGAAAGCTGGGAGGCGCGTCTTGAGCGACCATCGCCTGCCCGGCATTCTGGGCGAGATCGCCGACATCGCGGGAAAGGATGCAGCGTACGCATTGCTGGCCAGCCATGGCGGCCTGCGGATTGACATCCCGGCGAAGGCCGAGCCGGATCATTGGCTCTCCCTATTGGTCGGATTGGAGGCGGCTTCGAAGATCTGCGAGGAGTTGCGGGTCGGGTCGCCCGATGGCACCGTGCGTGGGGTGCGCCACGTGATAATACCCCTCGGACCGCGCTCCCTTCAGAAAGCCGCCAGAAGACACCTTGCGGAAGCTCTCCGTTCGGGAAAGACTGTGCGCCAGGCAGCACGCCAGGTCGGCGTCCACGAGCGCACGGCCTGGCGCGTCAAAGCTCGCCTTGCGGGCAATGATGACCAGGGTGAGCTTTTCTGACCCCGACATCGCTTTGCTGACAACTGTCAGCCACTCCATTGATCGCTCAATCCTGACACTTCGGAAGTCCTGCGATTTCCGGAGCGACCATGATCACCGTAGACATTCTTCGCGCTGCCCGCGCTGCTGCAGGAAAGCTCGGCATTGAGCTTGCCGCGATGCTTGCGGTCATCGAGATCGAGAGCGCGTTCCGTTTCTTCGAAACCGTGAACGGCAAGCCTGAGCCGGTCATCCGATGGGAGGGGCACTACTTCGACCGTCGGCTGTCCGGGCAGGATCGCGATCAGGCGCGGGCCCTCGGCCTGGCGCATCCGACCGCCGGCGCGATCAAGAACCCGAAATCGCAGACGGCCCGCTGGGGCATGCTGACGCGCGCGCTCGAGATCGATGCGCGCGCTGCCTTCGAGAGCGCATCATATGGCGGCGGCCAGGTCATGGGCGCGAACTGGAAGCCGCTCCGATACGCCTCCGTCGAGACGCTGGTCAATGCCGCCCGTTCCGGCGTCGACGGCCAGATCGACATGATGGCCCGCTTCATCGACGTCAATGGACTGGGCGGCGCGCTCAAGCGCCGCGACTGGGCGGCCTTCGCGCGCGGCTACAACGGCCCCGCCTTCGCCAGGCACGGCTACCACACCAGGCTCAAGGCCGCCTACGAACGGTACATCAAGCGGTTGGGCGCCGAGCCGACCCTGGCGCCGTCAGCCGCCGGCATGCTTCGCCTCGGCTCGTCCGGCGCCCGCGTTCGCGAACTCCAGCACCTGCTTGTCCGAGCCGGGCACTCCCTGAAGATCGACGGTGATTATGGCCCGGCCACACACGATGCCGTGCGCATGTTCCAGATGCAGAACGGGCTTGAGGTCGACGGCGTCGCCGGCCCGCTGACGATGGCATCGCTGGATCGCTATCGCCAGGGGGCGACCGACAGGCCAGGCGAGTTGTCGGTGTCCGAGGTGGCGGAGGTCAGGGACGCCAGCAAGGGGGCGGTTGCGGTGGGGCTCGTCACCGCCGTTCGCGACCAGGTCGCCGAGGGCGCCATGGCCTTGATCGGCATTGAAAGCGAAACCGCCCAGATCATCGCCAATGCACTCCTGGCTGGCGCCAGCCTCATTGGTGTCGGCCTTGCCGGATGGGCGTTCTGGGGCTGGCTGCGCAGCAGGCGCACGGTGGAGGCGCCTGCGTGATGCTCCCGGTGTTCAGCAAGGTATGGGCCGCGGCAGGGGCGGCGGCCGGTGGCATCGTCGCTGGCGCTGCGGTGATCGCGTGGACGCACGCCGTCACCATCCCCGCCGCGAAGCAGGAAACACGCGCCGTCGTCGAGGCGGAAGCGGAAAGGAGAACACTCGATGCGATCAAGGCAGTGTCTGATGCTGCGGAGCGCGCTCGTGCTATGCGCCGCTACTGTGCTGGCCGGGGCCTCGTGTACCTCTTCGAGGCCGATCGCTGCCGGTAGCGATCACATGGCCGCCGGGGCCCGTGTGATCGTCGGCACCAGCCTGATCGGCGCGCGCGGCGCATCGCCGAAGGATCAGGACGGCATCGACGACGCCGTCGCCGGGCTTTGCGGCGCGGGCAGCTACACCCGCGCCGAATGCGCCCGCCACGGTCAGGAGGCTGCGCGATGATCGGGCTCGGCCTTCTCCTGCTCTTCGGCGGCATCGGCCTTTTCCTGCTCGGCGCGCTCGCCGAGATGAACCATCCGACCGGCGGCAACGGAACCACCGAAGAGTTCATGCGCGACGGCGGGATGGTCGCCGCGGCCGGGTTGGTCTTTCTGTTCCTCGGATGGCTGCTCTGATGCGTGCGACCAACGCCATGATCGAGCAGGCCGAGGAGCGCGTCGAGATGGAGCGCGAGCTCGGCATTGCGGATGTGCGGGCGGCGGCTCGCCGTCAGCGTACCTATCCCGACGGCGTCGAGTTCCTCGTCTGCACCTGCGGCGAGACCATCCCGGAGGCCCGTCGGCGCGCCGTGCCGGGCACCCGCCTTTGCATTGACTGCGCCACGCTCGCGGAGCGGCGCGAGAGGAGCTTCGCCTGATGGATATCGCCGCAATCGTGCCATACCTGACGGCCGCGAACACGGCTCTTGCGCTCGGCGTCGCGATCTATGCCGCTCTGACGCGAGGCTCGCGCGACAACGCCGACGCAATCGCCAGGACGAACGCACGCCTCGACGACAATGAGCGCGCGATCCAGGCCGTCCAGAACGAACTGAAGCACCTCCCGGATGCCCAGGACGTTGTCGAGCTCAAGCTCGCCATGACGGAGATGCGCGGCTCCATGAACGTCCAGGCCGAGGTGATGTCGAGCGTGGCGCGAACCGTGCAGCGGCTCGAAGGCTATCTGCTGGAGAAGGGAAAGTGAGCTACGACGATTATCTCGCCGCCGGAGCACGGCTCGTCATTCTGAAGGAGCTGGCGAAATGGCCCGATGGCCGCCTCAACGAGGCCGACCTGACCATCGTGCTCGACACCTTCGCCTATCGGCGCTCGCGCGAATGGGTGCGCACGCAGCTCAACAAGCTCACCGAGCTCGGCGCGGTCTCCACGACGCAGGCCGGCAGCGTGATGATCGCCACCATCACGCGGGCTGGCCTCGACCATGTCGAGCGACGCGCCGTCATCGAGGGAATCGCACGCCCTTCGCCGGAGGTTTAAGATGGGCCGTTCGCGCACGCGGGGGCGAGGCCGGCTGTCGTCGATTGACCTGCTTCCCGAAGAGGCGGAGCCCGAGATCGTATGGGTCGCCGAAGAATTGCGGCAAGGCCGCCGGCTCCAGATCGATATCCTCGCCGAGTTCAACGCGCGGCTGGCTGATCGCGGTATCGGACCGGTGTCGAAATCGGCCTTCGGCCGCTATTCGGCGCGGAAGGCGGAACAGTTCCGGGAATTGGACGAGATACGGCGCATTTCTGCCGAGCTTTCGGCATCGCTCGGCACCGGCGGTTCCGATGATCTGACCATGGCTGTTGCGGCAATGGTCAAGAAGGCCGCTTACAAGATTCTGGAAGGCGGGCTGATCGATCCCAAGTCCGTCATGGAACTGGCGCGCGCGGTGCAGGCCGCAGCGTCCGCCACGAAGATGTCTGCCGAACATCGCCGCAAGCTTGAGGAAGAGTTCAAAACCCGCTTCGAAAAGGCGGTCGGCAGCGTCGAAAAGGAGGTGCACAAGGCTAGCGAGCCTATGAAGCCGGCCGAAGTCCTGCGTCTGATCCGCAAGGCTTACGGCGTCGAGGAGGGCGACGAGTGACGAAAGCTGCCCTGCTGTTTCCGTATCAGCGCCGATGGTTCCAAGACAAATCCCGCTTCAAGATTGGCAAGTTTGCTCGCCAGACTGGCAAGACCTTCACGACGACGCTGGAGATTGTCGACGACGGTTTTGAGCATGCAGTTCTCGACAAGAAGACGCGCTGGGTCATCCTGTCACGCGGTGAGCGGCAGGCGAAGGAGGCGATGGACGAGGGCATCAAGGTCCATGCCAAAGCCTATGGCCTCACCTTCGACGAGGCCGAGCCCGAATACAGTATCGGCGCGGTCAGCTACAAGGCGCTGGAAGTAACCTTCCCCGGCGGCTCACGGATTACGGCGCTGCCAGCGAACCCCGACACGGCGCGCGGCTTTTCCGCCAACGTCTTTCTCGACGAGTTCGCTTTCCACAAGGATTCCCACGCGATCTGGAAGGCGCTTTTCCCCGTCATTTCTGCGGGATGGAAGCTGCGCGTCACGTCGACCCCGAACGGCAAATCGGGAAAATTCTACGAGTTGGACACGGCCGACGACGACACCTGGTCCCGCCATGTCGTCAACATCTATCAAGCGGTCGCCGATGGCCTGCCGCGCGACATTGACGAACTGCGCGCCGGCATCGCCGATGAGGATGCCTGGGCTCAGGAATACGAGCTGCAATATCTGGACGAGGCCAGCGCATGGCTGTCCTACGATCTCATCGATTCGGTCGAGGACGCGAGCGCCGGCGATCCCGAGCAGTATCGCGGTGGCGTCTGCTTCGCCGGCGTCGACATCGGCCGGCGCAACGACCTGTTCGTCATATGGGTGGTCGAGCAGCTGGGCGACGTGCTCTGGACGAGAGAGATCATCGAACTGAAGCGCGCCTCGTTCGCCGATCAGGATGCCGCGCTCGACGACGTCATGAAGCGCTACCAGATCGCGCGGGTCTGCATGGATCAGACCGGCATGGGCGAAAAGCCGGTCGAGGACGCGCAACGGCGCTACGGCGCGATGCGCATCGAGGGTGTGCTGTTCACCGGCCCAAACAAGCTGGTGCTGGCGACGGCCGGCAAGGAAAAATTCGAGGACAGAACCATCCGCGTCCCGGAAGGCAGCCCGGCATTGCGCGCCGATCTGCACAAGCTGCGCAAGGTTGCCTCCGCGACCGGCGCACCGCGTTTCGTCGCGGAGCGAACGGACGATCACGCCGACCGGACATGGGCCTGCTTCCTCGCCATCCATGCCGCCGGCACTTCGCAGATCAGCTACGGGTACACGCCGGTCTCGGCGCTTGCCAGCGACCACGACGACGATGACGGGTTCAGCTACGATGGGAGGCGGTTGTGGTAACCTCAACTATTCTCGGGCCGGATGGCCGGCCGATCGAGAAGCAGCTGCTGTCGAAGGAGGTTGCCGCACCCACGATCGCCGGGGTGCGCCGCGTCCATGAAGATCGAGTCGCCACGCATCTGTCTCCGGAGAAGCTCGGCACCATCCTTCGCTCGGCCGCCGAGGGCAATGGCCGGGACTATCTCACGCTCGCCGAGGAGATGCAGGAGCGATACCTGCACTACGCATCGCAGCTGCAAACACGGCGACTGGCGATTGAAAGCGTGGAGGCGACAGTTGAGGCAGCCGAGGGCATCGATGCGCGGATCGTCGATTTCGTGAAGGAGCTTGTCGACGACGGCAACCTGATCGATGCGATGGGCGACCTCACGGACGGCATCCCGAAAGGCTATGCCGCGTCGGAAATCATGTGGGAGTACGAGCGAAAGAAGCTGCGTCCGGTGGCGTTCATCGAACGCGACCAGCGTTTCTTCCAGTTTGATCGGCTATCGCTGCGCCAGCTTCGTCTGGCGGTCGACGGCTCCATCGAGGGCGAGGAACTGCCGGCCGGCAAATTCCTGCGCCATCTGCCGCGCATCAAGACCGGCATTCCGATCCGGCGCGGCCTCGCGCGTGCTGCGGCCTGGGCGTTCATGATCCAGTCCTTCGGCTTGCAGGATTGGGCCGGCTTCTCCGAGGTCTACGGCATGCCGCTGCGCCTCGGCAAATATCACGCCAGCGCATCCGAGGCCGACAAGCGCACACTGCTGCGCGCGGTCGCCACGATCGCCAACGATGCTGCGGCGATCATCCCCGAAGGAATGGAGATCGCGTTTCATGAGGTCTCCGGCACCCACGGCGAGGCCGTGTTCGCCGGACTGCTGGAATACTGCGACAAGCAGATTTCCAAGCTCGTCGTCGGCCAGACGATGACGTCGGACGATGGGTCATCTCAGTCTCAGGCCAAGGTGCACAATGAGGTGCGGCTCGATATCCTGCGCGCCGACTGTCGCCAGCTCGCGCACACCGTCACCCGCGATCTGGTCGAATACGCCGTGGCGATGAATTTCGGGCCGCAGGACGTCTATCCGCAAGTGAAACTGCCGGTGCCTGATCCGGAGGACCTCGACGCGTTGACGAAGAACGTCGTCGCGCTCGTTCCATTTGGGCTGCGCGTTTCCGAGCGGGAGATTCGTGAGAAGTTCGGCCTGTCCGAGCCGGGTAAGGATGAGGCGCTGTTGACAGCGCCGGCCGAGCCTGCGCCGGCGATCGCGCCGGCGGCCGACGACGACAAGCCGGAACCACAGCCGAAGAAGAAAGAGCCCGCCGAGCCGGAAACCCTGTCCGCTCATGCTCCGGCCTGCCGGTGCCCGTCCTGCATCGCCACGCTCGCGGCCGGCGTCAGCGACGACGCGGCGGTTGACGAACTGGACGCGATCATCGCCGGCATCGACGACTGGCAGGAGGTCGCCGAGCCGCTGGTCTCGCCGCTGCTTGCCATCCTCGAGCAGGCGCAGAGCTTTGACGAGGTGCTGTCCATGCTTGATGCCGCAGGGCCGGACGGCACACGCCTGCGCCAGCGTCTTACTGAACTGACGGCGATCGCGCGCGGCGTCGGGGACGTGCGGGACTGAGATGGCTGCCCAGCCTGTCAGGCGCGGATTCGGACCGACACCGGAAGTCACCGGATACTTCGATCGCAAGGGCGTCGTGCCGGCCTTCAAGTGGCTCGACGTCTGGGGCGAAGAGCACAGCTACAATTTCATGGTGTCCGGCGCGACCGAGCTGGAGCTGACCACGGCGTTCAAGGAGTCGATCGCCCGCGCCTTGCGCGAGGGCCAGGGCTTCGAGACATGGAAGCCGCTGATGCGCGAGGAGCTGGCTCGGCTCGGCTGGCTCGGCCCGCGCACCGTTTCCGACCCGACCGGTATGGAGCCCGACCGCATCGTCGACTTTTCATCCGGACGCCGGCTGAAGACCATCTTCTGGTCCAACATGAACAGCGCCCGCGCGGCCGGCCAGTGGGAGCGCGCGCAGCGCGTGAAGAAGGCGCTGCCGTACTTTCTTTATATGCGCACCACGTCGAGAGATCCGCGCGAGGAGCATCTCGCCTTCGTCGGCATCATCCTGCCGGTCGACCATCCATTCTGGACGACGCATTTCCCGCCCAACGGCTGGCTCTGCAAATGTCAGGTCCGGCAGATCACCGCGCGGGAAGCCGAACACCTGCTCGGCCTGACGCCGGAGCCCGGCGGCATCCGCTACACCACGGAGGTGCCGGACCTCGGTCCGCCGATCATGCACCGCAACCGGCGCACCGGCGAGATCACCTTGGTGCCCGTCGGTATCGATCCGGGCTGGCACACCAACGCCGGCCTGGCACGCGCGTCCACGCTGCTGCGCAGCGCCGAGGTGCGGCTGGCGGAGGCGGACGGAGTCGACGCCACCGCGAAGCTCAAGGAGATGTGGCAGGACCCTTTCCTGAAGATCGCGCCGCTTCTGCCGGGCAAGACGTGGATGCCGGCCGGCCATTCGCAGCGCCTGGTCGACGAGCTGCCTGGCGCGATCGGGCCACTTGTGTCGATCGCCAACGACGCGGTTTCTAGCCGGATGAAGAAGCACCGGATGGATGTCGAGGATTTCTCGCGCCTGCCGGACTTGGTCGCGCGCGGGCGCATCCTGCCCGACGAGAAGGGGGACCCGTCCGTACGGACGATCATCGCGCGTTTCGGCAAGCAGCTCTGGCGCGCCTTCGTCAAGCTGTCGGCCGGCGGCTATCTGCGCATCAACTCGCTGCACCAGCGCGACGCCGAGCGTGTTGATCAGCTGCTGGGCAGGCACGGCCTGAAGCTCGACGATCTCTATGATCTTGGAAAATGATGCGCGGCGGGGCGGGACGGGGACACCGCCAGCGGCCAATCGAGGGCAACCGATATTCGCCGCCGCGCTGTCCTTAATGTGCGCCTTTGCCTTCCGATTTTCAAGCTGTCGGAATAGAGGCCCGCTGGCGGCCTCGGCCGTGCCGGATGCACCCAACTACCCGCATGACGCCTCGCGCCGCTCCTACCCCCTTTGAAGGGCCTTTGACGGCGAAGCAAAATGGCGAGCAACCAGGTGAAATGAGCAATCCGGCTGGGCAGGACGGTATTCAGCCAATTCGCCCTTGCTGACAGCTGTCAGCCACATGGCCCAATGAAGCTCCGCCCAATGTGCCTGCATGAAGACGCATCTGGCAAGCACCGTTTCGCTCCATCTTCTCGACGCCGCCGCCGACCTGGTCGACGCCGTCACCGGCGCGATCACGTTCGATGTGTTCGGAACGGCTCCGGGAGCCGATGCCGGCGCCGGTGATGCCGGCCCTGAGTGGATCAAGATTGCGCCGCGAGGCCGCTTCACCGCCCGCGACGGCCGCCAGCTCGAGGTCGACCCGGAGCTTCTCGTTCGCCGCTTCGAGGCGGATGGGGTCGATGTACCGCTCGATATCGACCATGCCATCCCGAAGAAAGCGCTTTTCGGCGACACCGCTCCCGCGGTTGCGTGGATCGAGGTGCTTGAGGCGCGGCCCGACGGCCTCTACGGCCGGGTGTCCTGGCTCGAAGGCGGGCTGGCCGTCCTGAAGGCGCGCACGCACCGTTACGTTTCGCCCGCGCTGAAGCCGGACGAGACCGGCAAGGCGATCTGGCTGCACTCGGCCGGCCTCGTCGCCGCCCCCGGAATTTCCATGCCGGCGGTCGCCGCCGCCGACCCTTCCCACAAACAGGAACCCCCAATGCTCAAGAAGATCGCCCAGGCGCTCGGCCTCGCCGAGACCGCCGACGAGACCGCTTGCCTTTCAGCCATCGCCAGCCTGTCACAGCGCATCGACAAGGCGGTGCACGACCAGACGCTGCAGACGCTGTCGGCCACCACGGCCGAGCTGACGGCGCTGAAGACGGCAGAGCGCAACAAGAAGGTCACCGACCTGCTCGAAGGCGCGTTGACGGCAAAGAAGATCACGCCGGCGCAACGCGCGCATTTCGAGACGCTCTGTGCGACTGACGAGGGTCTCGCCGGCGTCGAGGCGCTGATCGCCGCCACCGCTGCCGGCCTCGGCGCCTCCGGCCTCGACGACAAAAGGCCGCCTGATCAGCTCGCGACGCTGTCGGCAGAGGACCGTGAGGCGATGGCCGATCTTGGCCTCACCGAGGAACAGTACCGCAAGGCCAACGGCCTCGCCGCTGCCTGACGGCCGCGCAACCCAACGGAGTAAACCCGCATGACTGCAATGTCCGGCCCGCGCGTTCCTGTCGAGAAGGAAGGTCGCACGTCGACCGCGCCCGTCAAGGGCGCGACCACCATCCATCAGGGCGCGCTCGTCGTGAACGATGCCGGCAATGCCGCACCCGGCAGGACGGCCACCGGCCTGATCGCGCTCGGCATCGCCGAGGAGAGCGTGGTCAACGAGGGAGCGAACGGCGCGAAGTCCGTCACCGTCAAGCGTGGCACGTTCAAGTTCTTCAACTCGGCCGGCGAGCAGGAAATCACCGCCGCAGACATCGGCAAGCAGTGCTTCATCGTCGATGACCAGACGGTCGCGAAGACGGATGGAGCAGACGCACCCGACCCGGCGACCCGATCGGCTGCCGGCACCGTCATCGATGTCGACGCGGACGGGGTCTTCGTCCGCGTCGGCTGATACCGCCTCAATCCCAAGGAACCACAATGTCCCGCGTCATCACCCCAGCACTTCTCCAGGCGCATCAGCGCGGCTTCAAGACGATCTTCCAGAACGCCTTCGCCGGCTACACCGCAATCTACACCCAGCTCGCCACCATCGTCACCTCGACCACGGCGGTCGAGGATTTCGGCTGGCTCGGCGACATCCCGAAGCTGCGCGAATGGATCGGCGATCGCCACGTCCACGGCCTCGAAAGCCACGGCTATTCGATCCGCAACCGCAAGTTCGAGCTGACGATCGCCGTCAAGCGCGACGATATCGAGGATGACAAGCTCGGCCTCTACCGCCCGCGCTTCGAGATGATGGGCCATTCGGCCGCACAGCATCCGGACGAGGTGACCTTCGAGCTGATTAACGGCGCGTGGACGCTGCCCTGCTACGATGGCCAGCCGTTCTTCGACGACGAACACCCGGTCGGCAAGCCCGGCAAGGTGGTGTCGGTTTCGAACATGCAGTCCGGCGGCGGCGAGACGTGGATTCTCGCGGACATGAGCCGGCCGCTGAAGCCGTTCATCTTCCAGAAGCGCCGCGACTACGAGTTCACCGCCAAGGAAGACAAGAGCACGTCCGACGCCGTGTTTGACCGCGACGAGTACCAGTACGGTGTCGACGCGCGCGTCGCGGCCGGCTTCGGCTTCTGGCAGATGGCCTTCGGGTCCAAGGCCGAACTCAGCGCCACGAACCTGCGCGCCGCCTACGAGAAGATGCGCGCGTTCAAGGATGACGAGGGCCGCCCGCTCGGCATCCGCCCGACGCACCTGATTGTCGGCAATGCCAATTTCTTCAAGGCCCGCGACATCCTGATGTCCGAGCAGATCGACGGCACCACGAACACGAACCGCAACCTCGTCCAGCTGATCGAGGCCGCTCTGCTCGTGTAGCAGCGCGCCTTGTCGGGGGCCGGCCGCGCGTCGCCGTCTCGGGGCGCGGCCGGGTTTTTCAGGAACCGCCATCGCTGGCGGCTCCTGCAAGACCCAACAGAGGAAACCGCATGAAACTGCTTCGACTTCTCTGCTTCGTGTCCCTGGCGCTCGCCGCGAGCTCGGCAGCGACCGCCGCGATCCAATTCGAGACGCTTTTCTTCCCTCTTGTAGGGGAGGCTTCGAGCGCGCTCCTGATCATGGCGATCGTGGCACTGCTCCTGGTTGCCGTGCTTGCGCCTGGCGCCTCCGCCGTGAGGCGCAGCGACGACGGCAGCTTTCCGTCCTGGTTCATCGCCAACCCGTCGACCGCGCCGCCGTCCTGACGCGATCGCAGCTTCCCGGCCGCGCTACCCAGCGCGCGGCCGGGTCTTTCGCAAGCGACCGCCGGCCGTTTCCGCAAGACCCGGAGAGAACCATGGCAAAGACACCGAAAATTCCTGCGGCCAGCCGGCAGCCGAACCCTGCCGCCGAGGATAGCGCACCGGCAGCACCGGCAGTGGAAATCACGCAGGACATCACCGCATCGCCCGAGGTCGTCGAAAATCTGAAGGCGGCAGTCGAGCGCATCGGCAATGACGTGAAGCCTGAAATCGTACCGCAAGGCACGGAAGTCACCTTCGCAATGCCACGCGTCCGCGTGGTCGCGCCCGCCGGCCCGCGCCGGCGCGCCGGCATTTCGTTCGGCCCGGTTGCGCGCGACATCGCGCCCGAGGAACTCGGCGCGACGCATGAAGAACAGGAAGCGGCAATGAAGAAGCTGCTCGCCGACCCGATGCTGTCGGTTTCGCCGATCATTGACGCGCAGGAATAACCCAGCGCGCCCGCCGACAGGCGTGAAACGATGGCCAGATGCAGCGGCGGGGCGGCTGGCCACCTCCCATGGGACGGCATGATGACTGCTTACGCGACCATTTCAGACCTTGCCGCCCGCTACCCGCAGGAGCTCGGACTGCTTGCGGCCGACGAGGTGACCGGGCTGCGAGACGACGCTCGCATCACGCTGGCGCTGTCGGATGCCTCGCGTGAAATCCGCGCCATCCTGCAGGCGCGCTATTCGCCCGCCGACCTCGCCACGCTCGACGCGGAATCACTCGCCATCCTGTCGGTCTACTGCATGGACATCGCGCTCTACCGCATCGCGCTGTCATTCTCGCGGTCCTCGGAGATCATCAAGGAGCGCTACGAGGCGAGCGTGAAGCGGCTGGAAGCGATCGCCGCCGGCAAGGGTGCGCTGACCTTCACCGGTTCCACGGGGGGCTCGGGCAGCGGTGTCGAGCCCGGCGCAATCGGCCAGAACGAAGTTGTCCTGGTAGCGCCGGAACGGCTGTTCACCCGCGAGCGGCTGGGGCGCGTCTGATGGAGATCGGCATTTCCCTCACGCTCGATGCAGGCGGACTTGAAGGCGCCTTGAAGGTGCTTCAGCCGATCCTCGAGTTCGAGGGCACGGAGCTGATGTCGGTCATCGGCGCGATGGGTGAGAGCCAGACGCGCCGGCGCATCGAGTCGGAAAAGACATCTCCGGATGGCGCGGCCTGGCCGCCGAACCTGAAGGACACCTCCATCCTGGTGGAGACCGGCCAGCATCTGCTCGCATCGATCGCATGGCGCTCATCCGACAACGAAGCCGAATGGGGTTCGGGCTGGGAGTACGCGCACGTCCACCAGGGCGGCATGACGATCACGCCCAGGAGCGCCCGCTATCTCGCCGTGCCTGCAGCCGCCTTCGGAGCCGGCGGCGGCGTCCGCTATGCGAAGTCGGTCACCATCCCCGCGCGCCCGTTCGTCGGCATCTCTTCCGACAACGCGCAGGAGATCGTCGACCTCGTCACCGATTACTTCGGGATGGCGCAATGATGGAGCCGAAGACACTGGCCCAGCTCCTGGCGTGCGACCCGCTTGCGCCTGTTCAGTCGGCAATCGTTTCGACATTGACTTCGCTTCTGCCCGGCGTGCGCGTCGTGGCGCATCCTGGTCGCGTGGACCTGTCGGAACTGCTGGCGAAATCGGTTGCGACGGCTCCCGGCATCGGCGTCGGCTGGAGCCGGGTCAGGCGCGCCATGCATATGGACGGTTCCTTCGGCGCACTCGTCGAATGGGTCGCCTATATCGTGGCCGAGGCCCGGGTAGTCGATGGCCGCCGCGTCGAGAAGGAGGCGGTCGGGCTTGCGATCGGCGGGCAGGTCCTGCGGGCGCTAGCCGACGACGCCGCGTGCTTCTGGGGCCGCGCCGGCATTCTCCCGCCGCAGATGCAACCGCAGGCCGAGCTGAAGCCGCTCTTCACGGTCCGCGACATGGCCGAGGGCACGGCTTACTACACGGTGACCTGGACGCAGCTCGTCGCCGATGTCGGCGAGACGCTGTTCCCGACCGCGACCGGCACAGCCAATCCGGAAACCGGAACGATCGACTACGCCGATCCGGACCATATTGCCGCGATCGCGAAGTTCCTGCCGGCAAGAAAGAGCGATGGCGATGCTTGACCGGCAGCAACAGGAGATCCGCCGCCTGCACAAGAAGGCTGCCGCCGCCGATCGGCGCATCGCGGTCATGTCGTTGTCTGGCAAGGTCGCCGAAAAAGACCCGTCGAAGCGCATGCTGCGCCTGCGCATCGGCAAGACGGCCGATGGTCGGGACATCCTCGGGCCGTGGGCGCGCTGGCAGGAGGCGACGGCCGGCGGCATGCGCATCCACTCGGAGCCGGACATGGATGAGCAGATGACGCTGTTTTCTCAGTCCGGCACGGTCGGCGAGGCATCGATCGCGCTGCCGGCCACCTACGACAAGGATCACGACGCGCCGTCGGACTCGTCCGAGATCGCGGTCTTCGAGCGCGGAAACGCCCGCCTGGAAATGGGGCCGGACGGCTTCCGCTTCATCGGGCCGGCGGTATTCCAGAACACGGTGCTGATCGAATCGCGGTTGCAGACGAACCGGGGCATTCATGATCGGGGCGGCGTCTACAGTGAAGTGGGATGCTGGCCTCCGACCTTTGCCTACGTGCCTCCGGTGGGTGGCTGACATGGCCGTTCTGGAAGGAGAGGCCCTTGTCCTGGGAGGTGGCGCGGCGGTGCTGTCCATCGTGGAAGGCGTGCTGCGGATCGCCGTCAATGGCCTGGACGGTGTCGAGATCGACGTCGGCGGCCAGCGAGTGCGCGTGGAGGCGGACCGCGTGCGCGTGGACGGCGGTAGCCGCCTCGAGATTCATGCCGATGAGGTTCTGCGGCTGGATGCGGGCGGCACCGGCATCACATTCGGCCCGTCCACCTGGTCGCTCTACTTCCCTGGGAGCGCGGCCGGCTGGATGAAGGCATCGCCCGAGCATCCGGACCACGGAGGCGCGCCATACGTTTTCGCGGACACCGCGGACCATGACGATCATCTCGAGCACTACTACCAGCGATTTCCCGAGGAGAGGCCATGAAGAACACCTATGTCGTGACGGAACTTGCAGGACCGCGCGTCGCTGGTCGCGCCTGCGTGCCGAACAAGACGATCGAGCTGACCGAAGCGGAAGCCCGCTTCGAATTGATCGCCGGAACGATCCGCAAGCCGGAAGCGGCCTCGTCAGATGTCGAGGCCGAGCGTGCCGACTGGAGCGATCCCGTTCTCGACCCGCCCGCCGAGGTCGCCCGCCCCCGAACCCGAAGGAAGTAGGCGTCGATGGCGCAGGCAATCCGATATCGAAGCGGCGTCGATCGTCAGTCCGGGCGGATGCTGACAGGCTCGGCCCATCTCGCGCAGTCGCTCGACACGATCTGGTCTACACGGATCGACGAGCTCGTCATGCTGCTGGACTTCGGGTCGGATCTTCGCGGCCTGCTCGCGGAAGACCTGACGCCTGCGCTTGCGCTTTCCATCTTCAACGAACTCGTCGTGACAGCCGAGCGCTGGGAGCCCGAATACCGCGTCGACGAGCTGCAGTTCGTCAGGATGAGCGAGGCGGGGATGCTCGGCCTGAGACATGGCGGCCTCTACTATCCCGAAGGCCGTTTCGGCAATTACGGGATCGCCATCCCCTTTCGCGCCGCGCCGGCGCGGTTCGGCCGGGGAGCACTGTAATGTCGCGCTTTACCGCCATCACGCTCGACCTCAGCCGCTTCCCGCCGCCCCTCGCGCTGCGCGGCCTGTCCTACGAGACGATCCTTGCCGAACGTCGGCGCGCGCTGGTTGAAGAGTTTGCCGGGGCCGGCCGCGTCTATGACGTGGAAACGATCGAGTCTGACTGGGCTGTGATCCTGCAGCGCCTCGACGCCAAGCGCGAGCTGCTCGTCGGTTTCCGCATCAACGATGTGATCAAGGCCGGCTTGATCGCATTCGCCACCGGTGCGGACCTCGACCATCTCGGCCTGACGTCGTCGCTGCATCTGCCGGCGCCGCACCGCGAGATGATGATGCGCCGCGTCATCGTGCCCGCTTCCGGCGGTGCGGCGGCGGTGATGGAAGGCGACGACGAATACCGCCGGCGCCTGCTGCTTGCACCGGAAGCCTATGCAACCGCCGGCACCGAGGGCGGGTATCTCTACCACGCGCTCTCCGCCGATGTCGGCGTCATCAACGCCGATGTCTGGGCGGACGCGGCGGCGGGAACCGCGCATGTCGCCATCCAGGCGCGCGAAGGGCTCGCGGGAGCGTCCGACGATCTGGTCGAGAAGGTGCGCTCGCATCTGCACCGCAGAGACGTCAAGCCGTTGACGGACGTCGTCAGCGTGCGCTCGGTGACGGTGCATGAGTACGCGATCAAGGTCATTGTCTACATCCGCCCCGGTCCCGACCCGGCCGCTGTGCGGGCAGCGGTCGGGGATAGCCTTGCCGCAATGGTGGCCGGCCGGCGCATGCCAGGCCGCGATGTCCCGAAATCGGCGATCAGCGCGGCCGCCACTGTCGGCCCCGTCGATCGTGTCGTGGTTCAGCAGCCATTGTCCGACGTTGTGATGGGCCGTGGCGAGCTGGCCGTATGCACGGGCGTCGAGATCGCGGTGGAGACGCACGATGGCTGAGGTCTCGATTGCACCAAAGGCGGCAAAGCCGGTCGAGCGTGCGATCGAGCGTGTCTCGGCCGAGCGCTGGGATGGCCTCGATGTCGACATCATCCGCCGCGCCCGCGATCCGTGGACATGCCCTGCGCATCTATTATCGTTCCTCGCCTTCGAGC